GCGTAGGATCTGTCACCGTCACAACGGTAACTGCTATAAGTGTTACGGGAGTTAGCGCCACAGGAAGTATTGGAAGTGCATCTGTAACGGGTAATGCATCGTTTAGCGTTACTGGTGTAGCGGGAACAGTAAGTGTAGGTTCAGTAAGCGTAGAAGCAGCTGCAAATGCTCCTGTTTCTGGATTAAGCGCTACAGGTAGTGTAGGAAGCGTAACGGTACAAGAAGGTACTAACGTTTCTGTAACAGGTGTTTTAGCCACAGTAAGCGTAGGTTCTGTAACTACAACAGCTGGAGCTGCGGTAAGTGTAACTGGAGTAGAAGCAACGGGTGTAGTTAACCCAGTTAACGTTCAAGCTGGACAGAATATTAGCGTTACAGGATTCCAAGTTACGGCTAGTTTAGGAACGGTTCTTGTACGTATTGGAGTAGATGTAAGTGTTACGGGTGTAAGTGCAACAGGACAGGTTGGACAAGTCATAATTTGGCAGGTAATTCCAGATAATCAGACCGCAAACTGGACTGGCATAAATGACTCGCAAACACCCGTCTGGAGTGATATTATTGACACACAAAGCCCTAATTGGGTAGAAATAGCAGCATAAAGGATAAAACATGGCATCCACGTATAGTGAATTAAAATTTGAGCTGATAACCACAGGTGAGCAAGCTGGTACTTGGGGTATTACCACGGATACCAATATTGGAACTGCAATCCAAGAGGCTATTACAGGTTCTGCTGATGCACTATTTTCAAGTGCCGCAGATGTAACTCTTACTCTTACAGACACCAATGCTACTCAAACAGCCCGTAATCTGCGTTTAAACCTCACCGAATCTGGTGCTGGAATAGGCTACGCTGGTAATGTAATCCTTGGTTCTGGATGCCAAATTGAGAAGTTGTACCTAGTAAATAACACCACTACTGGCACTAAAACGATTAAAAACACCACAGGTACAGGCATTGCCGTCCCTGCTGGTAAGACTATGTTTGTGTTTAATAACGGTACAAACGTTGTTGATGCAACAAATTATTTAACAGCTTTAGCTACTCCTTCCGCAGTAATTACTGGCGGTACGATTTCTGGTATTACTCAAATGGATGTGGCTGGTACATCAGCAGCTGGGGCTAATATTAAGTTGTATGAAGATACCGATAACGGCACTAACTATACAGCTTTAAAAGCAGCAGACACTATTGCTTCTAACGTTACTTTTACCTTACCGTCAGCAGATGGAACCAATGGTCAGGCTTTAGTAACAAACGGCTCAGGAACTTTGTCTTTTGGTTCAGCGGGAATTTCAACAGGTAAGGCAATCGCTATGGCAATGATTTTTGGTGGCTAATAGCATAGTAAACAACATTTAAGGAGTACATCTTGGCAAATCCAAATATAGTCAACGTCACAGCAATTTACGGTAATACCACGTATGTTGCTCTATCTACCACTAGTGCAACCACTTTCCTATCAAACGCTGCTTCTAGCGGCTTGGTATACAAGGTAAACAACATTGTGGTTTCTAATGTCAACGGTTCAACCGCTGCTACTGTAACGGTTTCTGTTAACTCAGCCGCTGCTGGTGGTGGTACAGCCTACGATTTAGCATATCAAATATCTGTACCTGCTGGTGCGTCATTGATTGTGACCGATAAGTCAACTGCGTTTTATTTAATGGAGAACCAATCCGTAGTGATTACAGCGGGAACAGCTAACTACTTAGAAGCCGTCCTGTCCTACGAAAACATTAGCTAAGAGGCTTGAATGTCAGATAGATATGAAGGTGGGATACTCTCAGGAACTGCACCGACTGTAACTCAACAAGGTGCTAACGGGGTATACACGCTCTCACAAGAGCTACAGTATCAAGGTCAGGGTGTCTGGCCCGCAGCTGCTCAAACTCCTATTCTTAAATCTTTAAGGTTTAGAAGTAGTGCTACTGCTTATTTAAGCCGTACTCCAGCTAGTGCAACTAATCGTAAAACTTGGACTTGGAGTGGATGGGTTAAAAGGTCAAATATTGGAAGTTCAGGAACTTTGTTTGGCGGTGGAACAAGTGGTTCTAATTATGGTCAAATTTATTTTTCTAATAATGCTTTAAATTTTTATAATGCAACAGGAAATGAGCAACTTGTTACAACAGCGCTTTATCGTGACCCATCCGCTTGGTACCATATTGTAGTTGCAATAGATACAACACAAGCAACAGCTAGTAACAGAATAAAATTCTATGTAAATGGTGTTCAACAAACATCTTTTGCTACTGCAAATTACCCAAGTCAAAATGCAGATTTATATATTAATAGCTCAAATATTCATTCTATTGGCTCGTTATATTACACAGCAGGAAATACTGACTACTTTGATGGCTACCTAGGCGAAGTTAACTTTGTTGACGGAGTTCAGCTTACCCCCTCCTCATTTGGAACAACTGATGCCAACGGTATCTGGCAATCTATTCCTTACGCTGGCACTTATGGTACTAATGGTTTTTATTTAAAATTTACAGATACAACCAGCACAAGCACTTTAGGTACTGATTCAAGCGGGAACGGTAATACTTGGACAGTAAACAACATTAGCTTAACCGCTGGTACTACATACGATTCAATGCTGGACTCACCGTCTAATGCAAGTTCTACTATTGCTAACTATTGCACATTTAACCCAGTAGTTTATAACGCTGGTTCTGTTGCTTACTCAAATGGCAATTTGTTACTTACTATGTCTGGCAATGCAGACAGATTTAATATTGGCACACTGTGCACCCCAACTGGAAAGTTTTATTGGGAATTAACGGTCAGTGCTATCAATCAAAGTGCTGGTTTAGGTATTGGTATATCTAAACAAACCCAAGTAGCTAACGGCCCGTGGGTATCAGCTGGTGGCCCAAATACATTATTCTTCAATACTAATAGTGGCTGGAATGTGTACGGCACCAATCTTGGCACTGGTGCTCTAGGTACTTTTGCAAGCAATGATGTCATTGGTGTTGCTATGGACATGGTTAACAATATTGTTTATATCTATCAAAACAACACATTACTAACATCATTGTCTGGCTATATTGACCTTAATACACCACATACATTGTTTGTTGATAGTTACTATAATGGTAGTAGCGTTGCCTTAAATTGCGGTCAACAACCATTCGTATACACCCCACCAACAGGGTTTAACAGGCTCAATACATACAACTTGCCAGTACCGACTATCCCTGCTGGTAATAAGGTGATGGATGCTACTTTATATAGCGGTAATAGCTCAACTCAAACAGTTACTAACGCTGGTGGATTTAAACCTGATTTTGTATGGATTAAAGACAGAAATACTGCTAGAGGCAGTATGTTATTTAATTCAATTGCTGGTGTTTATAATTATATGCGTAGTAATACTACTGCGGCAGAACAAAATGAAACAGATACATTAACGGCATTTAATTCTAATGGATTTAATGTAAGCACGAATATTGCAGTTAATAATACTGGTGAAACCTATGTGGGATGGCAATGGCAAGCTGGTCAGGGTGTAACTTCATCCAATACTAATGGCACAATTACTTCTACTGTTTCTGTAAATACAACCTCTGGATTTAGTATTGCCACTTATAATGGTTCTAATAGTGCTGGTAGTTTTGGTCATGGTCTTGGTGTTGCACCAAAAATGATTATTATTAAACAACGCAATCAAGCTGGTTCTAATTGGGTGGTTGGTATTGATGTAGCTGGATGGAACTGGGCTTCGGATTGGTTGATATTAGATTCAACTGGTGCAAAAAGAACTGATGGCGGTACTACTATATTTACCTCCGCACCAACAAGCACAGTAGTAAACATCGGTGGTGGTTCTTTAACAAGCACATCAGGAGCAACGCTTGTAGCCTACTGTTGGTCTCCTGTAGCTGGATTTAGTTCATTTGGTAGCTACGCTGGAAATTCATCTTCTGATGGTCCTTTTATCTATACAGGGTTTAGACCTAAATACATTCTTATTAAGAATATTAGCAATGGCACAACAGATTGGTACATTTTTGATACTGCAAGAAACACATACAATGTCGCAAACACAGTATTAAATGCAAATTTAACTAGTGCAGAATTAACTGGCGGTGATATTGACATTATTTCTAATGGATTTAAACCAAGAGCTAGTGCTACAGCAACAAACAAAACTGGCGATACTTACATATACGCTTGTTTTGCAGAGAACCCTTTCAAAATTGCTAGAGCGAGATAATGAGTAAAAGATACCCAGGCGGTGTAATCCGCAAAACTCCAGCTACACCTACCCAGTCTTCTGCGTCTGGCGTATGGGGCATGACGGATGTAACTCAAGCACAACAGACTAATAACTGGCCCGTAGCTAATGTGCCAAACCCAATGTCACGCTCTTTGCGTTTCCGTAGCTCTGCGTCTGCGTATTTGAACCGCACCCCAGCGGTGGCTGGTAATCGTAAAATTTGGACATTTAGTGCGTGGATTAAAAGAGGAACTTTTGCAAATTATGAAGCGTTTTTTGGTGGTGTAAAGTCAAGCGGTAGAGATGATGCAATTAGATTTAGTGAATCTGCTGGAAGCAATCAGCTTTATATATTATTTGATGAAGGTGCAACAGGGCTAACTACAACTCAAGTATTTCGTGACCCATCCGCTTGGTATCACATTGTTGTTGCAGTAGATACCACTCAAGCAACTGCAAGCAATAGAGTTAAATTATATGTAAATGGTTCTCAAGTAACTGCATTTGCAACAGCTAGTTATCCAGCCCAAAATTATGATTGCGGAATAAATAATTCTTCTTTGCAAACCATAGGCAAAAGACCTAATGGCGATTATTTTGATGGCTACATGGCGGAAGTTAACTTCGTTGATGGTCAACAATTAGCAGCTACCGACTTTGGGCAGTACGACCAATTTAGCAATTGGACAAGTAAGAAATACACAGGTACATACGGTACTAACGGATTCTATTTGCCGTTTAGCAACAACTCATCTACAGGTACATTAGGCTTAGACTTCTCAGGTAATAACAATACTTGGACTACGAATAACATTAGCCTAACTGCTGGCACTACTTACGATTCAATGGTTGATGTACCTACACAGTGGACTCCATACAATGTTACTGGCGATGTAGGCGGTGTAATTCGTGGTAACTATTGTGTGTGGAATCCATTAAATACTGGAACTGGAACAACCACAACGGATGGAAATTTAAAAAGTCAAATTAATACTGCTGGTGGAGTGCAATCCAATGCTTATGCAACAATGGAAATTCCATCAACAGTAAAAATTTATGCTGAATTTTTAGCTGGCGATACTACTAACTTTACTGGTGGAGTTGGAGTTGCACCAACTGGATACACAACATCAGCATTAAGCACAGGTTCTTCTAGCTTTTATTTTGGCGGTGGAAGTAACGCACAAATTTATGTAAATGGCAGTCTTTCTTACGATACTGGTGCAACATGGCCCGCTGGAACTGTATTAGGAATTGCCGTTGATAGGGCAAATTCAAAGGTTTGGTATAGCAAAAACAATACTTGGTTGGGAAGCGGAACTCAAGACCCTGTAACAAATCAAGGTGGTTATGCTATTGGTTCTACTGCTAGTTTTTTCTTAAATACTAAACAAAATAGTAATTTCAATAACATAACTATTGCAAACTTCGGTCAGTACGCTTTCACATACGCCCCGCCATCTGGTTATAAGTCTCTCTGTACAACTAACCTACCAACACCTACTATCCAACAGGGTAACTTGGTAATGGATGTTACTACTTGGTCAGGTAATGGTTCGTCTCCTAGAAGCATCACAAATACTGCTGGGTTTAAACCTGACTTAGTTTGGAGCAAAGTTAGAAATGACACATATGGTCATATGTGGTTTGATTCTGTAAGAGGTGCTGGTGGAAACAAAGAATTAGGTTCTAATTCTACTAGTGCAGAAGGATATGGAGTTAGTGCTGTATATGGATATACAAGTAGTTTTAACAGCAACGGATTTACTGTTACTGCTGGAACTGATGGTTCTAATCCTAACGCATACTGCAATCAAAGTGGCTTAAATTATGTAGGCTGGCAATGGCAAGCTGGTCAAGGAACTAACACAACAAATACTGCTGGTTCTATTACATCAACAGTAAGCGTTAATGCTACTGCTGGGTTTAGTATTGTTACTTATACAGGTACAGGAAGCAATGCAACTGTAGGTCATGGTTTAGGTGTTGCACCTAAGATGATTATTATTAAATCCCGCAGTAATACATCTGACTGGATTGTTTACAATTCTAATTTAACATCTGCATCATATAGATTATTTTTAAATGACACTAGCGGACAAGATTTAAGCACAACAACATTCAATTCTACTGCTCCAACTAGTTCAGTATTTTCAATAGGCACTAATGCCAATGTAAATAGTTCAGGATGGACACAAGTAGCCTACTGCTGGTCAGAAATAGCTGGCTTTAGTAAGTTTGGTAGCTATACAGGCAATGGTTCTACTAACGGTTCATTTGTTTATACAGGGTTTAGACCTAAATTTGTAATGATAAAAATTTCTAGCGGAACTGCTGATAGTTGGTTTTTACTTGATACCGCTAGAGATACATATAATGTTGCAGGCTTAGATTTGGGTGCAAACCTTTCTTATCTTGAAACCGATGATAGACCTGTATTAGATTTTCTTTCCAACGGTATAAAAATGAGATGTACATACAATGGTTTAAATGCTAGTGGAAGCACATACATTTACATGGCATTTGCGGAGTATCCTTTTAAATCCGCACTTGCAAGATAACAATTTTTTAACAGGAGTAATAATATGAGCAACTTTGCAGTAGTACAAGACGGACAGGTAACTCAAATCCTCCCGTTAGATATGCCTTTTAACATTGGTTCACAGCAGTATTCTGCCGTGTTCCTACGCACTTCAACCCCTGCCGAAAAGCTACAAGCTGGCATCTGGGAAATCATCCACGGTGAGCGTCCTAACGACAAATACTATTGGATTGCTGGTCCAGCATATCGTGTAAACGAGACAAACAGCACAGTAGAAGCTACCTACTCTGGCACAGCTAAGTTATTGGATGACCGTGAAGAGTCAGACGAAAATGGCAACCCAATGTATGTACAAGTCTATGATGCAGCTGCCGACAACGGTAAAGGCGCAATGGTTAATTCAGCCGAGCGTTTGGTTACTAAAGGTCTAAAGACTACAGAAATCACAGCCGCCAAAGCCGCAGCTAACAGTCTTCTTTCTACAACCGATTGGATGATTATCCGTAAGGTAGAGCGTAGCGTTGATGTACCAGCTGATGTAGCGACTTACCGTGCTGCTGTAATTACAGAATGCACTCGTTTGGTTGCTGCTATTACTGCTACAACTTCAGTAGACGCATTGGCTGCCGTTGCTGCAAACTGGCCCGAAGCGTAATGAAACAGGTAATTGAAGCCCAGATTGTAGACGGTCTGGTTCAGCCGAAACATGAAGTTCAAGTGGAGTGCTTGGCGTGTGGTTATGACCTTGATGAAGCTGAACTTTCTGCGGATACCTGCTCAGACTGTAACGCTCCTTTAAACCTTAAGCAACATATTTCTATCCATGCGACATCTGTTCCTGCCGCTGGTGGCGGAGTTATGTAAGGTGAGAAGTTATGCCAGACCCGTATGGATTATCAGAAGGAGTCAAAACTCTTAGCGGTAGCCTTGATGCAACTAGAGAGGCTACTAAAGGGCTAACTAAAAGCATTGAAAATGCCCAGCACGATGCAACAGAAGTAGCTCAGAAACAAGCTAATGAACGTGTTAGAGCAAGACGAGAAGCAGAGTTTAAGAAGGAAAGAGCATTAATTAAGGCTTTAGAGTCATGGCAACATAAGAAACAAATCTCCGATGAAGAAGCAAAACTAAAGATAGATTTTGTTAAAAAGCACGGTGCTAAAGAGTGGGAAGCAGTATTAAAGATTAAGCTGGATATTGAGAATATGCAACGCAAAGACAACGAAGAATACCAGCATGATTTAAAAGCGGTAAGACGAGTGCAGTTTTATTGCTTTGCAGCAGCAGCTGTAATAGCGTGGTATTTAACTTGGGGTATTAAGGGGTAATTATGTTTCCATTAGGCGCACTATTAGACATTGGCGGTAAGATACTTGATAAGGTCTTTCCTGACCCAGCACAGGCAGAGCAAGCCAAACTTAAACTGTTGGAGATGCAACAGAATGGCGAGCTGGCAAAAATTAATGCTGATATAGCCGAGGCTCAGGAAATTACTAAACGCTGGGAAGCCGATATGTCCAGCGACTCTTGGCTGTCTAAAAACATTCGCCCATTGGCTTTAATTGCTATATTTGCTGGCTATTTCCTATTTGCCATGATGTCGGCATTTGGATTTAATGCTACTGAAAGTTATGTTCAGCTTCTAGGTCAGTGGGGTCAAATTGTGTTCCTCGCCTATTTCGGTGGACGTACGGTTGAAAAAGTAATGGATATGAAATCTAAGGATAAGCAGAATGCCTAATAAGCAATGCACTGCTTGCAAGCAGATAAAGCCAATTATTGAATATAGTCCATCTAAGCGTGGCGGTTTGGGCGTACAGGCTAAATGTAAACCGTGTTATGCAGAACTTATGAAAGCTAGGCGATTAGATAATCCTTTGGCACATAGAGAGTCTGTAAAAAAGTCTACAGAAAAACACTACGATAAAAAGTTACAGCGTAATAACGCATATAGAGTAGCTAACCCAGATAAAGTATCTGCGTGGAAGCGTAACGATAGAACCATGAATAAATCCAGAATACACGCTGATAACGCTATGAGGCGTACAAAATTGACTGGTAAATTAACCCCAGAAATTAAACAGATATATGCTTTAAGAGATTTTTATAAAGCCATGTCATTAGGTGAAAATTTTCATGTTGACCATATAGTTCCTATAGCTAAAGGTGGTTTACATATTGCCCATAACTTGCAAATTCTTGAGGCAAAAGATAATTTAAGAAAAGGTGTTAAAGAATGACGTATGACCAGTTAGATAAACTGGGGATTGACCATAAATGGCTTGCCCCTTTAGAAGAAACTTTTGTCAAATATGACATATCTACGCCTGTCCGTCAGGCTTGTTTTATTGGACAGTGCGCTCACGAGTCTGGAAACTTCAAGACTTTGCAAGAAAACTTAAATTACAGCGCAGAAGGTCTAATGAAGACTTGGCCCAGCCGTTTTCCCACAAAAGAGATTGCAGACCAGTACGCACGTCAGCCAGCTAAAATAGCGGGCAAGGTCTATAACGGCAGATTAGGAAACACTAATGAGGAAGAGGCTTCTAAGTATTTAGGCAGAGGACTTATCCAGTTAACTGGTAAAGAAAACTATGCAAACTGCGGATCTGGTATTGGTGTTGATCTTCTTTCTGACCCTACTTTATTGTTGGATCCACGATATGCAGCATTAAGTGCTGGCTGGTTCTGGAACAAGAAAGGTTTAAACAGCTTGGCAGATGCCTCAGATCTTGAGACAATGACTAAACGTATCAATGGCGGCTTAATTGGTTTAGATGACCGTAAAGCCAAAATTGCCAAAACTCTAACCATATTAGGGTAAACCCTGTGCCATTACAAAAGCTACAATTTAAACCAGGCGTTAATCGAGACCAAACCAACTACACCAACGAAGGCGGTTGGTATGAGTGCGATAAGATTCGTTTCCGCTCTGGGTATCCACAAAAGATTGGTGGGTGGCTTCGTTACGGCACAGTTACGCTTATTGGTATTTGCCGCCAGATGTTTAACTGGATTACCACTCTTGGTGATAACTACCTTGCAATGGGAACTAGTAAAAAAGTCTATATTGAAGCTGGTGAAGAGTTCTACGACATTACCCCGTTACAGCACACTTCTACCACTTTAGGAGCAGCTGCTGGTCCATTTACAGCCACTACTGGTTCTGCCGTATTGAGCGTATCTTATTCAACCGATACCGCATATAACCCAGAAGTTGGTAATTATGTAACCTATTCTGGTGCTACAACGCTTGGTGGGAACATTACCGCCAATGTTTTAAATGCTGAGTTTGGTTACGCAATCGTATCTGTAAACACTACTACCAAGGTCTACACTATCAATGTAGGCGTCAATGCTACTTCTTCCGATACAGCAAAAGGCGGGGCTACAGTTACAGCTTATTACGATATTGATGTTGGGTATGACACAGTTACCTATGGTTATGGTTGGGGCGCTGGTGTTTGGGGTCGTGGCACTTGGGGTTCTGGTGCAGTAACTCCTGTGGTTCAGTTGCAAAGGGATTGGTTCTTTAATAACTTTGACAATGACCTTGTAATGAATATCCGTAATGGCACTATCTATTACTGGAAGAACACAGATGGGGTTCAAGTTAGAGCTACTCCTTTAGCCACAACCACTATAGATGGCATTGCACCAGCAGATGTACCACTAGAAACAAAACAGATATATCTATCCCAGAATGACAAGCATTTATTAGCTTTTGGAGCCACACCTTACGGTGGCGGTGCTTTTGACCCATTGCTTATTCGTTGGGCAACTCAAGGTCAGGCTAATGTCTGGACTCCATTAGTCACCAATTCTGCTGGTTTTATCCGTGTTTCTAGGGGTTCTGAGATTGTTTGCGCTATCGCTACTCGTCAAGAGATTCTAGTATTTACTGACGGTACACTCAATTCCCTGCAGTATTTGGGCACAACAGATGTGTTCGGTTTACAAGAACTATCAGACAACATCTCTATCCTTAGCTCCCGTTCTGTAGCCGTAGTTAATAACACCGCCTATTGGTTCGGTCACGATAAGTTCTATGCCTACTCTGGTCGGGTAGAGACTTTGCCTTGCACCCTGCGTAACCACGTTTTTGAAAACCTAAACTACGCACAAGCAGACCAGATTATTGTGGGCACCAATGAAGGTTGGAATGAAATCTGGTGGTTCTACCCTACCGCCAACAGCATTGTTAATGATGCCTATATTGTCTATAACCACTTAGAAAAGATTTGGTACTATGGCTCTATTGAGCGCACCGCATGGAGTGATTCTTCACTGAGGGAATACCCTCAGTCTGTAGCCTCGACTATCGTATATGACCAAGAGCGTGGTGTAAACGCTGATACCTTGCCTTTAGAGGCTAATATTGCCTCTTCTGACTTTGATTTGGTAGACGGAGAGCAGTTTATATTAACTAAAAGAATCATCCCTGATGTTAATTTTGATGGTTCTACCGCAGCCCTTCCAGAAGTGACTATGTATATTAAGCCAAGAAACTTTCCAGGCAATACATATTCCAACACAGAAACTGGGGACGTTATTAGGACTTCTGTAGACGTATATACAGACCAAATATTTATGCGGGCTAGGGCACGTCAGATGGCGGTTGAGATTGCATCCACAGAATTAGGTGTTCAATGGCAGTTAGGTAGCCCTCGTTTGGACGGCAGACCAGATGGGAAACGCTAATGGGAATGCAGAAATTCCGTGCGCCAGCGTTGCCTTTGGTGCCAGAAGAATACAACCCACAGCAACTATCTCAGCTTATTGCTGTTTTAAGGCTTTATTTTACGCAGTTGGATTCAGATGTTCCTTTACAAATGGATGGTATTCGGCTGTTAAATTTACCAACATCAGGGTACAATTTGCCAAATGGGACTGTATTTCAGGTGGGGGAAAACTTAAAGATTGTTGTACCCAACGTTTCTTATTTATATGGAGTATCTGCCACAGCTAGTGTGGGGACAGTAACGGTGACTATTATATGAACTACTACGCACAGGGCGGTCAAGCCCACGGACTTAAATCACTTACTGGTCATGAAATCCAGACTAAGGACGGGGTTCCTTCTTTTGGCATTGGTGGAGCGTTTCAAAGAAACATAATGAAACCTTTAACTAATGCAGGTATGTCAGCAGTTAAAGCTACCCAAAACCTGCCTGGCATTAAACAAGTATCTGATGTATCTACTCAAGCGTTTAAACCTATTGACCAAGCTTTGGTAGGATTTGATAAACAGGTTGGCAAAGCTATTCCTGGCGGTTGGGGCACAGTTGCCCAAGTAGCTGCTTCTATGGTTCCTGGTATGCAACCACTAGCTGTTGGTTTAGGTGCTTTAAATGGCTCTGGTGTAATGCGTAAAGGTGGTAGTTTTAACCTTCAAGGCGCTATGATTGGTGGCGCAACAGCGTATGCTACATCTGAACTAGGTGAATATTTAAGAGCTGCTGGTGGCGCACCTGATACAGCTTTATTGCCAGTATCCGAAGGGGTGGCTCCAGTAAGCGCAACAGCGGTTGAAAGAACCGCAGATGAAATTGCAAGAAATTCTGCCAATCAAATGACTAACGCATTAGCTAGCGAATCTGCCAATGTTTTAAGAGCAGCACCACAACCAACCTCATTTATGGATAATCTTTTAAGTGGGAATGTTAGTGAAGCGGCAGGTCAGATTGGTACAAAGTTTACTGAAGGCGCATCTCAACTTGGTACAGACTTAATGAATGCCCCATCTGATATATACAAGGCTGGTGTAAACGCTAAAGATGCAGTGGCTAATTATGACTATAGCGGTCAGTTAAAAAATGTTGGTCAGGGCATAAGCGACACTGGTTCTGGTATTAAAAACGTATTTACTGGCAACATAAACCCATCCGCTACTGCAGCAGTTAAAGCTGGCACTACTATGGCTCCATTGATGTCTACTGCTGGAACCATCTACGGAACAATGAGCTTAATGGATCAAGAAGCACAACTTGATTACCTTAAACAACAAAAAGCCGCTGGTAATATAGCTCAAGCTGAATATGACAAAGCAGTATCGGAAATTAACCGTCAACGTGATTATGCTGCAGATGTAGTTAGCAAAAACCCATTTAGCACAGACCCTAGTAGGGATGCTTCAATGGATCCCACTTACTATGGAAGAAGTGGTGAAATTGACAACCTATATTCCCGCATGAAAGGGGAGGATAGACTATATGCTGTAGGTGGTTCAGTGGACGATGAATATGGCATGGATGAAGCCCGTGGTTTAAACCAAGGTAATCTGCAAAATGGTTTATTTGGTGGTGGCATTACTGGCTATGCAGCTGGTGGACAGCCAAGATTTTTGTCTGGCGGTGGAGATGGCATGAGCGATGACATCCCTGCAACAATTAATGGCAATCAAGAGGCTCGCCTTGCTGATGGCGAGTTTGTGGTTCCAGCAGATGTAGTGTCTCATTTAGGCAACGGTTCATCTAAGGCTGGTGCAAAACAACTGTATTCAATGATGGATAAGGTGCGTACAGCACGTACTGGTCGTAAGTCTCAAGGCAAACAAATTAACCCACGCAAATATTTAGCTGCGTAAAGGATAAGACATGGCAACAAATACCTCAATATCAACCTCGTTAACGGATGTCCCAGAGGTCTTACGACCCTATATCACTGGTGCTGGCGGGGTATTGCCTACTGCACAGACTCTTTTAACTAAAGACTACAACACCATGTATGGCGATCCGCTCAAAGCGGCTGGCTTGGCTGGTTCTGGTCGTGTTGCTGGTCTATCGCCAATGCAACAACAGATTGGTACCGAACTAGGTACTATGAATACCCCTAGCCAATTTAATATGGGTACAGGGTCTGCTGCTATGGGTTTGGGTGCTTTAGGTTCTATGCTTAGTCCTGAGCAAACCGCAATGTATATGTCTCCATATCAACAGAATGTAATTGACGTAAACAAAGCAGAGGCTTTGCGTGATGCTCAAAAAGGTTTGACTGCTCAGAACTTGGCATCAGCTAAACAAGGCACCTATGGTGGCGCTCGTAATGCCCTAATGATGTCCGAATCTGATCGCAATCTGCAAACTAAACTAGGCAACATTCAAGCTACAGGTATGCAAAATGCTTTTGATGCAGCGCAAAAAGCTCAGTTAGGTCAAGCCGCTGGCTACACTGGGCTTGGTCAGACACTTGGTCAGCTAGGCACTGCACAACAAGCTACAGATATTGACCGCCTTAAGACTCAAGGTGCATATGGTGACTTACAACGTGCTACTCAGCAACAGCAATTGGACACTCAATATCAAGACTTAATGGCTAAGTTAAACTATCCAGTAACCAACCTTGAAACAATGAATAACTTAGTGCGTGGTGTTCCGTTGACACAAACGGGCACTTCTGGAGCGCAAACCACTCCTCCGCCAAGCTTTGCAAGTCAGTTGGCTGGTATGGGAATGACTGGACTCTCTCTCTACAATATGTTTGGGAGCAAATAAATGAGTATTCTTAGCGCAATCAAACAACAAAATAGCTCAATTGATGATTTAGCTGCTTTGCCACAAGCCATGATTATGCAAATGGCTCAAAAAAAGCAGATTAGCGAAGAGATGTTAGCTCCAATTCTTGCTCGTAAAGCAGAGATGGCGGATGCTTTTGCAAGACAAAACGCATTACAAAATGCTGGACAAACTCCTCCGACAGTAATGGAGCAGTTAATGGCGCAAAATGCTCAAGCAGAGCAACCACAAATGCCAGAACAAATGCCGCAACAGATGGCTCCTCAGATGCCTCAGCAGATGCCGCAAGACATGGGAGTAGCTCAATTGCCTATTCCAGAACGTCAGTATGCTGGCGGTGGAATTATTGCGTTTGCTGATGGCGGTATGTCTGATTATGAAGATGACGATTACGAAGACTCTTTAGAGGAGGCTGACTATAACTCCATGATTGAGCGTGCTATGAATGCGGGAGAGGATGACTACACTCCAACGTTTGAGACTCGGCAAGCTAAAGGTTCCCCACAAACTTTTGCAAATTCAAGTAAAGATGTAGGAATTGCTTCTGTTCGTCCAGAACAGGGCGGTGATATGGATGCCCGTTTACGTGCCGTCATCATGGGTAAAGAGAGTGGCGGTAGACGTTACGACAAAAGCGGTAACCTATTGACTTCTAATAAGGGTGCTCAAGGCGAGATGCAAGTTATGCCAGCAACCGCTAGAGATCCTGGTTTTGGTATTAAACCCGCACAAAGCAATGATCCAAACGAACTTAGACGTGTTGGCGATGAATACGCTAGTGTTTTACTAAGACGTTACAGAGACCCTAAGTTAGCAATGATTGCTTACAACATGGGACCTGGTGCCACAGATAAATGGTTAGCCTCTGGCGCTGACCCACGCAGACTACCAAGAGAGACTCAAGGTTACATTAGCGGGGTTAACTTAGCTCAAGGCGGAGAAGTACGTCATTTTGCCAATGAGGGTTACGTAGACCCTATGGGTGTTTATGGTGGTGACAATTATGATATGGATAGATTGCGTATTGAAGAAATTCAAGCAGCTAAAAAACGTAAACAAGAAGAAGATCAATACGAATTCTTAAAACAAAGTGCTCCAGAACTTGCGGCAAAAAGACCCAATCCAACCAAAGTAATTCCGCCAACCATGCCACCAGAGCTTAGAAATGTTCCTATACGTAGCAACGTTCCTACAAATCAAGAGCTTAGAGATTTTGACCAAGCCACTGCTTTATTTGAAGCAGAAAACATGGGCAGAAATGCTCCAGTACAGGCTCAAGCAGCTCCCAAGTCTAGTCTTGAGCAAATGATGGAAAGAATGCTCGCTCGTGAAAAAGCAATAGATGCACAACGAGGCGATGATAAAAACATGGCTTTGCTTACCGCTGGCTTAGGAATGCTTGGCGGTACATCTCCCTATGCGTTTGAAAATATTGGTAAGGGTGCTTTAGCTGGCGTGCAACAATTAAGTGAATCTAAAAAACAACGTGGCGCTGAACAAGCAGCCTTAGATAAGAGTATGTTATACGCTACTCGCTATCAAGGTGCAGAAGATCTTAACAAGCAAAATGCAATGTACAACCGTGCCATGAAAGAAAAACAATATGCATTAGATGTTGAAAAACATGGTACTGAAAAACAAAAAATTGCTATTAATCAATATGAAAATCATGTAAAAAATATGCTTAATTCATTAATTGCAAAAAATCCAATGTTAGATACAGATCCAGCTGCCAAACAAAAAGCAATCAATGACATAGAAAACAGCCAAATAGCGTTACAATTACGTAGACAAGCTTTTCCTGATTTACCAGCCACATCAGGAGGCGGTAACGTGATAAGGTTTGATGCAAAAGGTAAGCAAATCGCTGGATAACTATGCCAATTAATGCAGAACTCTTTGATGGAACCATATTAGAGTTCCCAGACAATACAGATCCGTCTGTAATTCAAGCAACTGCCGCTAGAATTACCGAAGAAAAGCAAATAAAACAAAACACCAGCAACCTAGGTGACATTGGCACTGCGTTTAAACAAGGTGTTGTTGGCGCTGGTAAGTCTTTAACCGATATAGCTGGTGCAGATAACGCTGCATCCCAATATCTTGGCGGTATTCAAGAAAGACTAGGCAAGCAATATAGACCGCAACGCATTGAAGAGATGCAAAGACGGCAACAAATCATAGATGAAGCCGTTAAATCTGGTAGCACTCTTGAAGAAATCAAGGCGTATTTAGGTGGTGTAGCAGAAGCTCCAGTTCAATCTATTGCCCAAGCAACAGGTTCTTTTGCCCCCTATGTAGCGGCTGGTGCATTAGGTGCTGGAGCTAGAGTAGCTGGCTTGGCAGTGCCCGCTGCTAGAACAATAAACACTGGCATAGGTGCGCTACAGGGTACTGGTGCAATCAAAGGTTCTATTTACGAAAACGTTAAATCTAAACTTGAGGCTAGAGGCGAAAGTCCAGAAATAGCAGCTGAAAAGGCTTCTCAAGCCCAAGCATATTCAATGGCAAACGCTCCCCAACTTGGTTTAGGGGCAGTTTTAGGTGCTGCTGCTGGTCGATACGGTGCAGAGAGTTTAGTAACGCCTGGCGTTGCAACCCGTTTAAACGCTAATATGCTGCCACGAGCAGGAATGGCTGCTCTATCCGAAGCTCCATTTGAGGGTCTACAGGCTGGTCAAGAACAGTATGCCACTAACGTAGCTTTAGGCAGAGAAGGATTTGACGTAGATCCTATGCAAGGAGTCATTGGATCAGCCGCTAGAGATGCCGCTATAGGCGCTATTACAGCTGCCCCTATCGGAGCTATTAGACGTGGTGAAACAGCGCCTCCTAAGCCCGTTTTAGAGCCTACAAAGGCACAAGAATCCGAGGAATTAGCCAAGCAATCCGACCCTAATATCTACAACCCAGCGGTCAGGGAAAGTGCCCCTCAAATTGCGGCAATGCTACTGCCCGAAATGAAGCGTTTTGGTTTGGAAAACGTAGGTCTGAAGGTCATGGATTCTATCGAAAACGGTAGAGCCGATGGTATGTGGGCTAATAACCTGATCCACGTAGCCTTAGACAAGCCTAACCCTATGGGTTCTATGCGCCATGAGTCTATCCATGCGCTAAGAGAGTTGGGCGGATTCCAAGAGAATGAATGGTCAGCTTTAACTAATAAAGCTAAGAGCGACTGGCTTAAAACCTTTATTAAAGATACTGGTAAGTACGAGCAGTACAAGAAGATCTACCAACAAGATAACAAGACACTAGCTGGCTTTGACAGCTATATCCAAGAAGAAGCTATTGCCGAAGCGTTTAGATACTTTGACAAGAATGGCGCTCCAGAGGGCATGATTGGTGCTATCTATGAGAAGCTTAAGCTAATGTTTGAAGCTATGCGTAATGGCTTTACTGGTGCTGGATTCCAAAGTGCAGACAGTATCTTTAGAAGTATTGAGTCAGGCACAAGAGATCAAGTAGCTCCAGCGGGTGAAGTACTTAATGCCGCTAGATTCTCTCAGCCTGATACCCGCAGAATTAACATGGATTTTAAAGATGTTACTAAGCGTGTGCCAGAATTGACTGAAGCCGCCAAAAAAGTAGAAGCTGGCGAAATGACTGCCGCCCAATACGATAAGCTGGTTAACCGTTACAAAACAATTACCGCCTACGACTTTGTTCCAGAGCCAACACCAAGAGCGTTGGCAGAGGAAGGTTTAGCTGCATCTGATGAAAAGAAAATTGCTCGCTATGGCAAGACTGAACAAATTCCAAAAGGTCATCCAGTAGGATTACGTTTAGATATTCCCGCATACACTAAAAAAGGTGCATGGGTTAACACTATTCATAACGAAGCTAGTGGCGACCAAAAAGGCGCTATGCCTTATAGCTCTATGTATTCAAATGTTTCCGCAGTTAAAAATGCAACATTTGAAGTGCCACAACGTATGATCAAGGTAGCAACAGGAGAACAAAACAAATATCCTGATGCCAGAATTATGGGTAATTGGCAACCAATTAACGAAAAGCAAGCAGTTGCTCAAGCAAAAAAAGCTTTAAACGACCCCGCATGGACGCAAGTAGGTATGGATCCAGAGCGTCATAGCTATTTCTATGACCGCAAGACAACCCAGCCAATATTGAGTGCCGATGAAGTAATCCAAATTGGTCCGCTCGTGCTGGCTAAAAACGCTAAGTTTGGCTCAAAGAAAGATTTTAAGTATTCATTAGGCGATGAGCGCAAATACAAACTAGACATTAAACGTGAAGTTCGCAAGCTTGCCGAAACTGCTTCTTTAAATGATGAAGAAAGCAATGCAGTCGTTAATGATGCACAGAAAATTGCAGAAAATTTTTTAACATCGCAATTAGCTGAAGATGAGGCATTAGATCAAAATAAAGTAGATGCTAGAGCTAAAAAGATAGTAGACACCGCCACTAAAGATATTGTTGACACTAAAAAACGTTATCCAGCATCAGAGGGATGGGCAGATTTAACCGTTAAAGGTTTGGAAGCTGGTATAGATAAAAAAGGCAACTTAAAGGTTGCTCCATCTTATCAAGCAATTGCTTACGGTTTTAACAAAGCAGATGCTAATAAAGTTGCAACTAAGTTTGCCCAAGAGATAGTTAAAATATACGCACGTGCCAACAAAGGTGATAAAAATGCAAAAAACATTATTGCCCATCAAAATTGGTACAAAAACGTAGCAAAACTATTAAGACAAGAATACGGTGGATTTGGTGACATAGTAGCTGATTTGTTAGGATCAACTAGTCCAAACACTCCAGTAGACACTAACTTTAATTTCTCTATGGATGTAATGAGACGTTTTGTGCGTGGCGACTTTGATAAAGAAATGGCTGCTTTTGTTAAACACGTAGATGGCAAAAAGAAAGTTTCTGAATTTCCAGACGAAAACAAGATCCGCCAAATAAGCGGTAAGTTATATGGAATGAATTCCGTAAGGGCTATGGAAGCGTTAGCCGACTTATGGAAAGGCATTAAAGCTGGTCAAGCGCCTAAAGCTAAAAACTTTGCGGCTAACTTAATTGGCAAGTCTGACATGGCTACCATTGATGTATGGGCTGCTCGTATGCTCAGACGTTCTGCCAACTTACTGCCAGGTATAGATTTACCACGTATACCGCCACCAGCTGAAAAAGGTGTTACAGGTCTGTGGAATGCAAAAGCAACTGCAGTTACTGGTGAGTATGGATTTGGTGCTGAAGTCCTAGAGAAGGTTTCTAAGCTCCTCAAGGAAAGAACAAACCTTAAAAAGAGTGTAGACCTTGACCCACCGTCTTTACAGGCTATTGCTTGGTTTGCGGAAAAAGAGTTATGGGGCAAGAAAAACTGGACAACTAAAGTTGGCGAAGGTGGTTCATTTGAAGAGAACTTTGAAAAGAACCCAGCAACACGTTTCTTAGCTGGTATATCAGCCCAAAAAGGCGATGTTGCTCCAAAACAACAAGCGGTACAGGAAATGCAAGATTCCATCACTTCTGTATTGAAGAGTGATCCCACCGTTATTGCTGTCAGAGCAATGCCAACTAAGGGTTTATACGGTGGTACTGTAGAAGAAGCTTTAGATACAGAATGGGTTGTAGAAAAAGATAAGTTTGATCCTACTCAAGTTGTTTCAGCCTTGGCAAACCAAGCTTTAGTTAATGAGCAATACGATTTATTTGTATCAAAAGTTTTAGCTCCAAATGAAGTTAGCGACAATGCACGACCTGGCGTTGAAATTTACTTTAAAGATGAAAAAGCTTTAAACGATGTCAAGCCAATATTGGACAAATTTACCTCCAAGGGTCAAGACGGCTTTACGTTAGTTGTTGACCCACGTGCAAAAGAAGGTCAATATATTGGAGTTAGACTGCAATATGTACCAGAAATTTCTATGCGTTGGGATGAAGATTTACGCAGAGATTTGGCAAACCCAGCATATTTAAGCAAAGTATTAAAAGAAAAATTTGATGCTTTAGATGACATTGTTGCTGAAATATCGGGCATGGACGGAGTTGCACAAGCCAGCCCAATGTATTACGATACTCTTGTTATAGGGAAAGAAAATTATAATGACTACATCATTGGCTCAGATTCTGCCAGAAAAGATACAAAGGCTAGAAGCAAAGTATGGTTCGGACAACCAATACGTAACCATGTTAAAGCAGCAGCTAGCAGATATGGACAACCAGAAGGCGGAACCGACACAACAGAGATGGGTGAGCCAAGCCCAGAAGCGCCCAAATACTCCTTAAGCGCACCTAATACACCAGAAGTAAGAGAGTTTATGAATCGTCCAGAGGGCGATTCTAAGATTGTCAATGAAGATGGCAGTCCAAGGATTTACTACCACGGTACTGCACAAGACATTACCGAGTTTAAACCTAAGCAAGCAAATGCTATTTTCTTGTCTCCAACACCTAGTTTTGCCGAAGACTTTACTGATGCCAGCGAATACTATATGGCTAAACAGTTTAAGGAAGGTTTATCTACTGATGCGTTGCTAGCATTTGCAAAAAAAGCCGATAAACTTGCTAGAGAATTTGGAGATTCGCCAGAAGATGCGATGAACCAAGTGTTAAGAGAGCAGTTGCCTAGTCGTGCAAACATTATTCCAGCATATGTTTATGCAAATAATCCATTTGACTATGAAAATCCTGTTCATATACAACAAGCATTAGATAGCGCAACGCCAGCAGAAATGCAAAAAATGTTGCAAGGCGCTTCTTTTGATCCAGAAAGATTAAAAAGAATTTTTGGTTTTGGATCTTGGAATATGATTGAAAGCCCAGAAGCACAGGGAGCAATTAAACGTGCTGGATTTGACGGGTTTTATGTAACAGAAGGCGGTCAAAAAAATCTTGCGGTTTATGACTCAAGTCAAATTAAGTCTGCATTTAACAAAGCACCAACCAAAGAATCTAAAGACATTCGTTTCTCTGTTGCATTAGATAGCATTGCGCCAGATACATTCTTAACCTCTGACAAAAACCCTAATGCTCTAGGCAACCTAGGGTTTATGCCTACTAACTCGCCATTCCCTAAACGTCCTATCCGCCTTCAGATAGGAACCAGAGGAGATGAAAAGGGCAAAGCCTACGGTGCTAAACACATCCTTGAACGTGCCTTGACAGACGTTGCTCACCGCCCAGTGGCGGTTACCAAAGAAGCCCTAGAAGACACAATCCTTCATATTGAGAGCCTGTCTAAACGCTTTAATCGTGTTTACGCAGATGGCAAACAATTCATTCTGTATGACGCACAGACCGATGATGCAATGGTTGTAACTCCAATGAACGGTTTTTACGGTGTCACTACTATGTACAGTAATCCAAACGTACAACGTAGATATGGCAACCCTAAGTGGAGTGGTAGAAACATCCAGCCACCAGTAGAAGAGACAGGATTAAAAGCTCAAGGTATATCTGTACGAGCTAACGAAGAGGGCGACATTGTCCAGTCCGAAGTGCCTAAATTGTTTAAACAAGCTAAAGCTATTACGCCAAATCAAATTGAAGAAATGGCTGAAGGTCAACCACGTAAAACTGGCACACTGGGTGTTAAGAAGAAACTATCTTTAGCTCCTAACGCTCCTCCACAAGGCACGTTTACAACCCTTTTACCAAATGAGTCTGCTGGTAAGCGTTTAACCGATACCATCACTAACGTTGTAGACTTCTTTAAAGATCCAGAAAGACGGATTAAAGCCCGCATAGCGTTTATTGATCCCAATTCGGGACTAGCAAGAAGCCTCAAAGATAGCCCAAGCTACGATGCGAATGGTGTTCTACGTGCTGATTTGCTGGCTAGAGGCAAAGCTCAAACCATCAACATTATCCGTAATGGTTTGCAAACGGGGATTCCCATCATTAATTCTGATGGAACTGTCATCATCCAAAGAGATGACGTAAACAACCTAGCCAACAGCCAGGCAATAGCAGACCGTTTAAACGACAACCAGTATGTTAAAGACTCTGATTTAAGCGGTAGAGGCTATGTGGCTGAAGTTGCCCGTGCCCTTCGTGGTAAAGAAATTATGCAAGAAGATGCTGCGTTTAACAAAACACAGAAGAACATCAAGAACCACGTAAACAGAGAGAAGCAGATTAAGCCTGAGCAGATTGCGTGGGCAGAGCAACAAATCAAAAATGTTCCTGAGTTAGAACAAATCTTTGATATTTGGAAGAACGTCAATACTGGCTTGTTAAATCTATGGGAAGAAGTAGGTCTCTTAGATAAGAAACAAGCTGATGAGTACCGCTCTAAGAAGTACTACGTATCTCTAGCGGCTTCTAACGCAGACCTAGAAGAGATGATGGAAAACCAACTAGGCTATACTGCCGCTGGTTTAAAGTCCACTCCCAAGATCCATAAACTCAAAGGCTCTTCTGATTTAGAACGCAACATTTGGGAAAACATCGACAAGCAATATGCATCTATGTTAGCTGGTGCTTATCAAAACCAAGTACGTAAAGTTGCGGTAGAGCAATTGATTGGTGCTGGTGCGGCTAGTATTCCCTCAAGGATTAAGAATGGCAAGACAGTTGGCGCTCCTTTAGCTGAAGGCATCAACCTACGTTACAAAGACCCAACTAATCCATTGGCAGATAACAAGGGTGTGGTTCATGTCATAGTGGACAACCCTGTAGACTTAGCCGCTTTTGAAACACATCATTATGAGCTATCCCCATTGCTTAAGTTCTTTGGTGGAGCTACTAACGTTCTCCGTGCGGGTGCTTTGATCAACCCAATGTTCTGGATACGTCAGCTTATTCGTGACCCAATCCATGCGGCTTTGGTGGCTAATAGCGGTATTACAACACCGTTCCATTCTGCTAAAGAGTTTATCAATGTGCTTGCAAATAACTCGCCAGAGGCTCGTATCTTGGCTGAACGTGGAGTTATTGGACAGTACGATAGCACCCTAGACTTACATACTTACCTTGAGCAAACTGGCAAAGAACAGCTTCCTAAAGGCAATTTAAACAAGCTCTTCCACAAGTTAATGCAGATCCACGAAGCATCTGATGCTTCTACTCGTATCGCTATCTTCAAGAAAGAAAAAGAAGCTGGTTTAAACAAAGGCATGACCGAAGAACAAGCAACTAACTTTGCGGTTATGAAAGCCCGTGAGTCCATTAACTTTATGATTCATGGTAATTCAAAGACTTTAAACGCTTTACGTCAGATGATTCCTTTCCTATCTGCGTCCATCACTTCTTTAGATACTGTATACCGTGCAGCTACAGGATACAACTTGCCACCAGCAGAAAAGGCTGCGGCACAGAAGTTGTTTAAACAACGTGCAGCTTTAATGCTCGGCAGCAGCATTGCCTACGCTATGTTGATGCAAGATGATGACGAGTACAAGAAGCTACCTGACTACATCAAAGACAATAACTGGCTGATTAAGAACCCGCTAGGCGAAGGCTTTATTAAAGTGGCAGTTCCTTACGAGGTTGGATTCCTCTTCAAGACATTGCCAGAGGTGGCTATACGTGGCTTGGCTGGCAACTCAACAGGCAAAGAAATGCTCAAGTCTTATAAAGATGGCTTCTTGCATAACCTACCTACTGGCGGAGTTCCTGTACCGCAAGCAATTAAACCAGCCTTGGAAGTCATTACTAACTACTCATTCTTTACTGGTAACCCAATTGAAAGCATTGGAGAGAGCAGACTACCAATTGAAATGCGTGGCAGAAACGCTAGTGAAACCGCTAAGTTCTTAAGTCAGTCTGGCTTGGGTGCAGTAGGTCTATCCCCCGCTAAGATTGATGCTCTGATGCAAGGCTACCTTGCAGAAGCTGGTACATTCTCATTCTCCTTGGCTGATCAGCTAATCACTACAGTACAGGGCAAAGAGCCTACCTCCAAGAATTTGGCTAAACAACCATTTTTTAAGTCATTTTTAACTGATCCAAACTCTAATAAAGCTGTTGCCGATTTCTATCAAATAGAGCAGACCGCCAATCAAGTAGCACAAGAGTTCAGCACAATGACTAAAACTGGATTAGGTAAGGAAGCAGTAGAGCTAATGCAAGATGAAGACAAGCGCAAGCTAATGGCATCTGCTCCCGCTTTACGTAGAGTGGCTACATCCATGACCGCTATCCGCAAGGCAATTGAAGCCACCAATAACAATCAAAATATCCCGCCTGATGATCGTAGAGAAATGGTTAACAAACTGACCGCCCAATACAATCGGGTAGCAGAGCAAGGTGTCAAGTTAGCAAATACCCTAGGTGTGCGATAAATGATTCGCATTTGTCACAAAATGCATATATGATGTACGTAATTTATTGTTGTAATTCAATAATTTACGGAGGCTTTTGATGGCAAAGTATTTCCTTACAGATGATCAGTTCATAGAATCTTGGTTAAAATTAGGTAGTCCGCAAAGATTTGCGGCAGAACATCGAATGGATGTCCGTTCTGTATATAACAGAAGGCGGTCTATTGAAAATAGATTAAAGATTGAGCTACCGACCCTAGACGATAATAGGGTTTCCCCGCTTAAAAAATTAGAACAAGTCATAGGCAACGCTAGACGTGGCATAGAGATGGAAAAAGGCAGAGTTGTCGTGTTCTCAGACGCTCATTTTTGGCCCGACCAATACACTACCGCCTACAAAGCTTTACTAATGATTATTAAAGAGTTCCGCCCTAAAGTGGTTATTGCTAACGGAGATATTTTTGACGGCAGTCAAAACAGTAGGCATCCAAGGATTGGCTGGACTCACAGTCCCACAGTCAAGGAAGAGCTAGAAGCCTGTCAAGACTTCATGGAGAACATCCAAAAAGCCTCTATAGGCGCTGAACTCATATGGACGATGGGTAACCATGATGCCCGCTTTGAAACGTTCCTAGCCGCCCAAGCACCACAATATGAAGGTGTATCAGGGTTTACCCTTAAAGACCATTTCCCGCATTGGCAACCATGTTGGTCATACTGGATAAACGAGGATACGTGCATTAAGCATCGCTGGAAAGGCGGTTGGTCTGCTGGTCGTTCAAACAGTTTAAACAGCGGGGTCAATATAGTAACTGGGCACACGCACCAGCTCACCGTGCATCCGCTGAGTGACTATAATGGAACCAGATATGGTATTCAGACTGGAACATTGGCTGACCCAAATGCGGAACAATTCATCCATTACACGGAAGACGGACCAAAAGATTGGCGCTCAGGCTTTGCCTTGCTATCGTTTGAACGGGGCAGACTAATGCTTCCAGAGCTAATACAAGTTTGTGGTGAAGATGAATTTGAATTTCGTGGCTGCATCAACAAGGTTTAAACATGAAGCTTACCTCGTCAATACTGCGTAATCTGTATTCAGCGATCTACTGCATGAAGCCGTTTGATCGCTGGGATATGCCTTTGCCTGAGCAAATTAGCTTTATAGTTGACCAAGACCCAGAGGTGATGGGCACTTATCTGTATGACGATGGGGAGCAGTTTGAACACGTCATCACTATTTCAACCAAAAAGTGTGGTCATTTAGCAACAGTTATTCGGGTGCTATGCCATGAATGCGTGCATATGAGCCGTTGGAAGACCAATAAATGGTCACATCACGATGCGGAGTTTCGTAGGCGCACCAAGGTTATTTCAGACGAGCTAGGCTTCGACCCGCTGGAATTGTAAAGTTTGAGAAACATATTGTAAAGTTTTGATACCCAAAGGTATATATTTTGTATATACATTGGTACCTATATGTATAAATTTATAGCAATCTTATACAGGTTTATCCTTTGCCCATAACTTTATCAAAAAAGTGCATGAAATTTCAATAAAAATTCATGCAAAAATGTGACATCTGTACACTTAAATGTGTAACTAATTACACATTTTGTACACTTTGAGAAACAAAAAAGGTTGCAAAAAGCAACCTTTGGGTACTAATTGGAACCTGTTACTTCTTCTTGGTATACAAATCTTTCCAAGAATCCATTACTGCATTCAACCAAAACTCATAAGAGTCTCTAGATTGCTTGGCTACAGTCTCAAACTTTTCTAATGCATCTTTGTATTGCTTTTCAAAATCAAACATGGTTATCTCCATAAGGTTATGTTGCGATGCACCATTTTACACTATTTAGCCATCATGTAAAGACCCACGTTTCCAAGGGCATATCCCGCATAACAGATAGCCATCCCCATATTTCCTTTAAATCCTTGTTCACAGGCTATATACAAATAAATCAGCCCTGTAAGGATGATGAGCCAACTACTCATTTACGACACTTCTTTTGCACGTTTATAGGGTCTTGCTTAGTAACTTCAGAACAAGCGTAAACAGGCTCTCTCAAAGCCATTTGAACCCCAACATCCATAAGATTAAAGAAAGCAATTAGGAATAGGGTAAACCCTACTACACCAAAGAACTTCATTTCTCTTGTGCCTTTCTTAGTATTGCTTTAGCAAATTCTCGTCTACCAGCATAGGTGTCAATAAGATTTGAAACTTCATCACCTATTGAATCTATTTCCTCATCTGTTAGTTCTCTTAATGAATAAGGATTCTGTTCCCCACAGTTTTTACAAAAGGTCAGCATCCCATACGCTACTGGTTCATTGTTCATTAGCATCTACCATCTAGGTCTTCTTCTTTCCGTTTCTTTTTCGCCAAAGACTTCTTTTTGGCAACTGTTCTTTTAGACTTGGGTTGAATAGATACTTCAGCATCATCGGGTCTAACTTTGTACTCATCAACTGCTTTGGTAAGCATAGCGACAATTCCCCATTGGATGAGGACTTCGAGTCCTTGCTTGTCAAACTTAACCTCAGCGTTGGCTGAACCATCTTTATTCTCCTTGATTATCTTGACTGCTATCTCCATTACTTTCTCCAAAAGTTAATATTGGTTTATCTAAAGCTTCTAATGACCACGTTAAATATCGCCTAATCTCTTCTATATTTTCTCCACCAGACGTGGCTCTAGTATGACCTAGCGGTTTCCCTAGGTTATCGTAGAAAACCTCTCTGATCTCAAGATATAGATCGTCTGCGCAATCCTCCTCCACCATCTCAACTAGTCGTAGATTCCACGTCATGATTTTGCACCTTTCCATAGACTTGTAAAGTAACCTTCAAAATATATTGTATGTCGTTTAAACTCAGCTGCCCAAGCAGCTGGAGTATCTTAATAACCGCAATATCGTTATCTAAAGGTTGCGGTTTTACTATTGTTTCAATCATTTTTCATTAACCTCCATTGCTTTTTCAAACATCTCTTTCCAATACTCTATTTCAGCTTGTAATTGTTCAATTACTTTTAAAGCATCTTCTAATACTTTAATTTGATCTATGTTCATTTCTCTTGTGCCTTTCTTAGTATTGCTCTAGCAAAATCCCTATATGCAAAAGTTTCATTTATAAGATTGCAATTCAACAAAAAAACTTCCTCTATTTCCTCATCTGTTAACTCTGTTTTATAAGACACATATTCACCAGCCATATGGCTTGCAGTTCTATCAAAAGATTCATTTGAGTTCATCTGTCCCCCAATATATCTTGGGCTGATATACCACGCTCTTCCAGTATCATTCGCATCTTTTCTAGTGCCCGCTTTTCAATGTTACTAACAGTATTCTTGCCAAGAAACATTGTTTCTGCCACTTGCTTTTGACTCATTTCATACTGTTCTTTTGGATAATTCATTTTTCTTTTGCCTTTCTATCGTTCCCAAAAATAATTTTTTCAAACTTTTTCATATCATCCATGACTTGTTTATTAGTTTTGCCTGATTTAAGAGCAATCCATCTAATGTTTTTCTTTAATTCTTGTTTTATATCCATTATCTTTCCTTATAAATTTGGTGGCGGGAACTTGGCTGATACCATTTCCAAGAGTTCCTCTTCTGTCGTTTTAAAGGTGCGCTCAAATTGCTTTCTACCCAATCCGTGAATACTGGAGTTTCCTCTATGATGTTCTGTACAGAGCGGGATAACAGGAGACTTGCTTCGTATGCCACCTCGTCTAATGTGATGGATCTCCGCTGGAGTCCCTTCGTAGCCGAGCTTGTAACATAACGCACAACCAAACTCTGCGATTTTCCTAAAGTGTTCTTTTTCATCTTTGGTTGCCATGTTTAAACGTTACTTAATGCGTTTAGCTATTTCACGCTGGACGTACCAAACCGCCTTGCGTAAGTCTTCTATCGCATTATCTTTCTCGTCTGCCCGCCATATGTATTTCATAGCGTTACCAAGATTGAACCCCATGTGTTCGGTAATCTGAATGCACTCTACCCCCGATGGGTGGGCGGTGTAGTGCCTAGGGTGATTAACAGGGTCGTGCTTGGCTTTAATTTCAGCAACAGTATCGTCACTATATTGCATCCAACCGCCAAAGGGTATTGGTTCTCTTTCCATTTAATCCTCGCAATAGATAATAAATAAAACATAAAGAAAAAAACAAGTTACGGCAATCCCTATCAGGGCAAAAACAGTCATTAGAATTGAGATCATTTGTTTGCCAATACAAGAATTAACACAATACAAATAAGCCCAACCTTGTAAGCTACACCAAGCCAATACTGCCGTTTAAGCATGGCGGGATCACCAATAAGGTAAGACTGTAGCCTTAACATATCGCTATCTTCCTCCACATACTTGGGCGGTTTGTAATACTTACCTATCTGAATACCAGTAGAAGTCATATAGGGTGTGTTGCTAGGGCTAGACTTCAGCAACTCTTTTTTAGAAACTTTTTTTGAAACGCTTCGGAAAAGATCCCGTAGAGTCTCTGCGTTTAAACAATCTTCAGTTGTAAATGTTGTCATGCTTTCTCCTTGAGGGATCTGTTATCAAAAAATACATATTTAAATTTATCGGTAGGCACATCATAAAAGTACTCTCCTTCAGCAATCGCAGTATTCCTTACCTCAATCTGCTCATGCTTAAGAATTTCATCTGTGTTTATCCATAGTCCATGTTTAAAGTCTCCGCTTACAACAAAGTAAATGGTGGGCAAATCGTTGTTAAATAGCTTGGCTTTCCTAGATGGAATATGAATTGTTGAATACATAATAGGAAAACCACAAAACCATTGCCGTACCTCTATCTCTATATAGCCAACATTCGCTCCATCCCTACTACAAACCAAATCTACCTTGTACTTTTCAAAGTCATCAGCTTTGACGTTCCAATGAGATTCAACCCACCTCTTTACCACCATTCTTGATGGCGGGTCACAAGCATCGTGAATCTCTTGGTCAAATGGTTTGTATGCGCCAATCATTTTAAATATCGTCTAGTCCAAAGAAACTCGTCTTTTTCTTTTGCGCCCGCATCAATCAACTGTTGCTCTTGATACTTCCTACTGGTTAACCCTACGTAGATACCTTTATCTATATAACTTGGGACGTACAATAGATCTCGCAAAACATAACACTTGTGTGGTGTTTTTGGACAAAATTCTTCATATAAATTCATAATAAATAGTACCCCGCCATAAATGTATTAACAAGAATCTTAAAAGTAATACCTATTAAGAATAGCCCAACAAAAAACGTAAGGATTAGTCCAAACCACAAAATAATGGTGCAAGCTAAATCCCAAATAGACTGCAAAAATATATTCATACTAGCTCCAAGGATGGTTGTTTAAGTCTTTCTTTTTGTAACGCTTCATACTCAGGGTTCAGCTCGCTGCCAAGATACAGCCTGTTTAAACGCTGTGCTACGGCAGCCGTAGTTCCTGAACCCATAAATGGATCTAGCACAAGGTCTCCTACTTTGGTACTTGCAAGAATGCAAGGCTCAATTAATTCGGGCGGGTATACGGCAAAGTGCGCACCCTTGAATGGCTTGGTAGTAACAGTCCATACAGACCGCTTATTAGCCATCTCGTAGCTCTTCTCTAGTCCCGAATGGGGACTAAGCCCTGATCCCTCGTTGTGGTACTTGCCATCACTTCTATCCCTTGTACCCCAATCTTCTTTAACAGGCTCTTTAATAGCCTCGTTGTCAAAGTAGTACTTCGGTTGCTTGGTAAGTAGAAAGATGTATTCATGACTCTTGGTGCAACGATCCCGCACAGACTCAGGCATGGGGTTAGGCTTGCTCCAAATGATGTCCTGACGTAGATACCACCCATCCGCTTGCAAGGCAAAGGCGACCCGCCAAGGGATTCCTATGAGGTCTTTTTCCTTGAGTCCCGCCTGTTTATTTCCACGTCTAGCACACACTTGCGGTAGGTCTTGTAAATTATTAGAAACAGTTTGCTTAACCAAAGCCTGACCCTTGCCACCTCTGTAGTTATAGTAGCTATCGCCAAGGTTTAACCAAACTGTTCCATCGTCAGCCAGAATGTCTTTAACCCGTTTAAACACTTCGACTATTGACTGGACATATTCATCGACTGTTTTCTCAAGACCAATCTGACCATCGACTCCATAGTCTCGTAGTCCAAAATAAGGGGGAGAAGTGACACAAGTTTGTACTGTAATGCCTTGCTTGTGCCAATCCTCCATGATGGTACGGCAGTCTCCGAACTCGATGCGGTTCATCTTCCGTAGCCTACTCTGTTGCCATTGTTGTCGTAGATGTTGCGAGTGCCCTGACTATTCTGCACTTCGTAGCCAACACGGCTACCATCGTTGCTATAAATGCCACGCTTAGAATCCATGTTGTAAGGACTGTTCTCCCAGTTATATTGACTGTTCTTATAGTTGTACTGACTGTTGTCGTAGTTATAAGGACTGTTTTTATAGTTAAGTGGGTTGTTCTCCCAACTGGTCTGAGCGCAAGCGGGTTCAGAATAAAAAAGCACTAACGCTAACAATCCTATTCCTACACTACCCGCCAACACTCCTAGCCAGTAACCTTTTTCCCAATCTTTCATTTTGCAGTCCTTTTCTTTTTGATTGCAACAATCCCTTGAGGCTCTTCCTTGACCCTACGTGCCTCTAACATTTCATCTGCCATCCTGTATGCAGTTTTTGCTACGGAATAGTCGTTAAGCCCGCTAGATAACATTCCATTCATTGCAAACATAGCAAAACAGTCCCGCAAGTCTTGTTCATTCATCTTTATGCTCTCTTAAGAACTTCTCGATGTCATCGCTAACAACTTTGGCAAACGTCTTGCCCGATGGAAACATCATGGTTGCGCCCTCACAGGAATTTGTAATACGGATAGCCTCGTTTAAACCCTGATTAAAGCCCTTGTTGAACGGGTCATTTCCTCCAGCCATCCGCATTTTGAATGCCTCCCTTGCCAATTGACCTACGCTAATATCCGATTTTTCTGCAAACTTAGTGATGCGGTCTTTTTCGGATTGCTCAAGGTAAATCGTTATGGAATTGCGCTCGTTAAAAAGGCTCTTCTTCGATCCATTGCTCATAATCATTTACCATTTCGTCAAATTTTTGTTGGGCATCTCTGTTGCCATTAAGCTCTGTTCGTGAATTAATACCGCAGATTCTATGAATAGCCTCTACCGCATCGTCCTCACTATCAACTGTTAACTCGTTTTCTTTCTTGAGCCACAACTGAAACTGTCTAGAGCGACCTAAGATGCCCGCTTTCTTAACACGATTGTCGTAGTGCTTGGCAGTCTCGTTGTCTTCGATACGTGCCATAGCCACACCATATCGTGCCCCAACAAAATCCCGCATTAATTCATCGGGGATCTCGTCAGGGTGGATATTAAGTGTCAGCACGAAACCAGTCTTGTCTTGTTTAAGGGCAATCTTGACTGCTTCAAACTGAAGTGCGTTCATTTTGCGTTCCTGTACTGTTCTTCTAAGCGGAGTTCTAAGTAATGGATAATTGTGGATAGACCAATAACGTCTGCTTTAGTTTGCTCTAACTCCTCTTTAACACCTTGCAGTTCAACTAAACGCTCACAAGCACGCTCTAAATTAGTGTATGTTTTTTCGTAGGCATCTACCCAACTAAACGCACCAAGCGGAATAGACTTTGGTGCTTTGGGCTTAGAACCAGAAGCAGTAGATCGTTTAAACGCTTTCTTTTTGAAGGTATATTCTTTGCCCGCAACTGTTCTAGTGCGTTTGTTTTTAGACCCCAATGGTCTGCCACGTTTTTTAGGAAGATTAGAATTCAATGTCATCGTCCAACTCCTCTGCTTTAGTTTGTTGCGCCTGTTGCTCTCTTGGCTTTTGTGCTTTGATCTGCAAATAAGTTAAGCCTGACTTAGCAGTCTGTTTCCATCCCGCCAACTCAACAGTAACTGTTCCGTTGACTACATCGAATGCGCTAAGATCTAGCAAGATCTTGCCACGATAGTCAGGGGCTTTAGGATTTGTCTTTGTCTTGTTAGCAAAGAATGATCCTGTGTTTGGTTTCTCTTCGTATGGTTTATCGTAAGCCATGTATTACTCCTTAAATTTAGATTTGTATTTTGCAAAGGCTTCTTGCACAGTTTTAAACAACTCAGGTTTCTGCGACTTCATTCTGTCGATTCCCGCCTGATTCTTTTTCCAAAAACTTGACAACTCTTTTAGGTCTTCGCAAGTATCACCAAAGGTAATCAGCACTTCTGCGAGTGGTGCAAGATCGCCATCGGATTCTTTTGGCACTTCTTTTACTACTGGTTTTACTTCTACTGGTGCAGAGCCTGTAACCGCATCAAGCGCATCATGCTCAACGATGCTCAAGGCGGTGACATATAAGTACCTACGCTGATATGTCTCAACCGCACCAATGTTTTGCACTTCATGACAACCTTTGAGATTCGCAGTACCCATAGGGGAAGTAAAGGTAACTGAACTTCCATCATCCACGTCATATACCACCATAGTCGCTAGATCTTCGGTAAAAGAAATAGCATCAATCAATCCCACTTCATTGAAAATTGACTGTACTGCGGGGAGAAAATCTCCCAACTCAAAGTACTTGTATCCCGCAAACTTGTTATGACCTGACTTGGTCAACTCTGTTCTTTGTAACTTGATGCGGGCATCGCTTAGTTTTTTATATACTTTCATTTTCACTTTCCTCTAATTGTTTTCTTAAAAATTTAATTTCCTCTTCTAATGCCATCAAGCGCAAGGCTGATTGATCACAAAGAACCCTGTCGGATAAAAGATTTGTAACCATGTTTTGCAAACCACACGCTAAGTCTTTACTCGTTATCATATTTTTTTCTTTATAGATCCATCTTCATTTAAAAAAATTAACCCATCATCTGTTTCAACTGATATATCAGGATTGCAGTTACAAGGCTTGCCTTTATAAATCTTGCACCAGTTATCATGAGCAATCTGTGGCATCAAAACCCCAACCGAAGGAATACTCCCTTTTTCAATCGCTTTAAAAATTGTTTCCATGTAACTCATAACTGCTCCTCTCCCAATGTTGCTTGAAATTGACTACACCATTGCGATACTCCGCAATAATTTCCTGTACAACGTACTGCCTCACCTTTGCGGATCTCTATGAACCCTTTATCTTTCTCAGGCAATTCTTTAAGCATTGCTTTTGCCTCTTCTTCTGTATCTAAAACTCTGATAGCAGTCTTGCGACCCTCTTTCTTTAATGCGTACTTTGTCTCACGTACCCAACGATCCTCTTCAGTACACAATGGAAGTTCTTCATTCCAATCTGCACTCACCTTAGAATCACGATGCATCTCAATGCGCTCTTTGATGTAATGCTCGACACGATCAAATGTCCACATCGGGATGTCGATTACTTGGATTTGAGATTGCGGATAATTAGGCTTGACTTCAGCCTCTCTGCGAGACCAATCACGCACAAAGGCGCAGATCTTCAGAGCCTTGACAGGGGTCTTCTTGACCCGCTCAACTAAGTACTTATAGATGTTTTGTTGTTGCTCCCACTCAGGCTTGTCATGCATCAATGCCCATGCGGAAGTGAACTTATAGTCGGTGATGGTAATGCCGTCCGCATCATTCTTTTGCAGATCGATAGCACCTGAGAGAACGATGTCGTTGATGTCAACAGATAGACGTTCTTCATTGGTGTGACCATCTACCTCAGAACGCTCGGCTACAACGTGCAGAGCAGTCCCTAGGAGCATCCAAAGCATATCGGATACATCTTGCTCCATCTCAGCGTAATGCTTGCGCCTGAGCCTCTGTATACGTGGCGGGGATATGATTTCTGTGACTGAGTAGTCAGATGCGCCCTTAGTGTAGTAGTCTCTACTTGCGAGAGCCACCAACGTTTCGGGAACATTGTGATTGTTCGTGATCTTCATTAAGCCTCCAAATTGTTAATACGAACTTAGATGTTAATACAAACTTTTTAAGAATGCAAATGTTATTACTAAAAATATTTGGTGAACCCGCCAGTAAAGCTAACTCACGTAGACAAGTTTTTATTCGTGGTAAATCCATGTTTATTAAGTCTGCAAAGGCATTGTCGTATAGCAAAACGTTTAAACTACAGGCAGAAAGCCAGAAGCAACTGTTGTTTTCTGGAGACGTTGTAGTAACGATTCGCATATGGTACGCATCACGCAGACCTGATTTAGATGAATCCTTAATACTAGATCTACTGCAAGACGTGGCTTATGCCAATGATCGTCAGGTAAAAGAAAAGCATATCTACTGGATGGGTGTGGATAAGGAGAATCCAAGGTGCGAGATAGAGGTATCTGCAAGGGAATAAAAAAAGCCACCTTTTGAGGGGTGGCTCTCCGACCTACTGGTCTACCAAGTTTCGGAGGCTTAGATCTTCTGCAATGGTGTTGTAATTATACACAACTTGAAATACAATGGAACTGTTTCATAGAAGCTCCTCACGATGATGGTTTAGAGAGTACTTAGGTACTCTCTTTTTTTTGTCAAGAAAAGAATGGGTACGCTACCAGCAACGTACCCTATGTTTAAACACCCACCCGCAGCCAGGCGATCACAGCCAGGCTGTGTACTCAAAGTTTAAACAACGTTCGTGAGTAATTACCCTTGGTTTCTAGAATTCGCTTGCCACCCGCATATAAATTTCAGTAAGATAGAATCCTGTTTCACTTAGCGATGAAAAACACTAGGGGTGGAACGTAGATTGCTGATACTAGGGTTAGTGCATTAGAGATCAGAAAAGGGTGGCGAAGAAAGAACCCTTTGCACGTAAAGTCTTTCGGGTCAATCGATACCAATGTGGGCAGAGATTGTGAAGGCAACCTAGTTTAGGCTAGGTCTGCCCTCCTCCAAGAGGGCAGTATAGAAACAGTATATAAATAATAGGAACAGTTATGCCTTTCGTAAACAAACCAAGAAACTACAAAAAAGAAGAGAAGTACGAAGACTCACCTGAGCAAGTGAAGAATCGTGTAGCAAGAAACAAAGCAAGAAGAGATGCAATGAAAGCGGGCAAAGTTAAAAAAGGTGATGGCAAAGAAGTAGACCACGTCATCCCACTATCCAAAGGTGGAACTAACACTACAAAAAATCTACGAGTAAAGTCTGCATCATCTAACAGATCTTTCTCAAGGAATAGCAATCATAGTGTTAAAATAAACAAACCCAAGAAGTAAAACGTAGGAGGCTTAATGAGTGCAGTAGAACAACTAGTATCATCTTTGCACGTAGATACTTCCCATCGGGCTATCTGCCCTAACTGCTCACCTGAGCGGAAGAAATACAACCTTAAAGAACTTGCTATCGATGCCACCAATGATGGATGGAAGTACCATTGCCATCATTGCCACATCGGTGGTTTCGTACCATTTCATAAAACAACAACCTATCGTAGAGCGGAGAACAATGTGATTCCAATGAGAACATTAGACACAACAAAATTACAAACCCAACATTATGATTTTTTAAAGACAAGAGGTATATCGGAGCGTATTGCAGATGAAATGAAACTATTCCCCGCTGAGAAATTTTTTCAGCGTTTAGAAAAGAAGACTGATGCAATCGGCTTTCCCTATTTCCGTAATGGGCAGTTTGTTTCTGCGAAGTATCGTTCAATTGAATCCAAAGACTTTACGCAAGATGCGGGTGGTGCTCAAGACTTTTTTGGCATAGACAAAATAGATCTGTCATTGCCTGTAATTATTGTTGAGGGGGAGATTGATGCGTTGACCCTACTTGAGTGCGGTCTGAAAAATGTGCTTTCAGTACCAAGCGGTGCGCCAATGAAAGTATCTGACGGAAAAGTAGATGCATCGGAGGATAAGAAGTTTGCATTGGAATGCGGTAGATGTTTTGAATCAAGTGCCGTATGTAACGATTGCAACTGATACTGATACTGCGGGTCAAGCATTGGCTGAGGAACTGGCTAGACGTATTGGCAAAGACAAGTGCCGTATTGCAAGTTTCAAATATAAAGATTTGAATGAGGCTTTTTTGGCAGATGGCAAGGATGCCGTTATTGAAATTATCGAAAGGGCAGAACCCTATCCAGTAGCGGGCTTGTCTTCCGCCAGCAAGTTTGCGGATCGTTTAAACGACCTGTGGGGGAAGGGGACAGGCAAAGGTCTATCTACAGGCTATTCAAATGTCGATGAAATTTATACCATAGCACAGGGTCAGCTTACCATTGTTACTGGGTATCCGTCCTGTGGAAAATCGAACTTTGTGGATCAGCTTATGATCAACTTAGCCAAAGCCCACGATTGGAAGTTTGGTCTGTGTTCCTTTGAAAACCAACCTGAGATTCATATCTCCCGCCTGATGGAGATCTATAAAGAGAAACGATTCTTTGATGGTAGCAACAGGATGACTGACGCTGATCGGGAGGATGCGTTTAAATTCGTTGAAGAGCATTTCTTGTTCCTAGATTCCGAGGGGTCTGAACCCGCAACAATCGATTCAATCCTAGAGCGGGCAAAGATAGCGGTAGTCCGCATGGGCATACGTGGCTTAGTGATTGACCCATACAACTACATTGAAAACAAGGGCGGTCAAGCGGAGCATGAATTTATCTCAGGTATGTTGACACGCATACAGGCATTTGCTAAGGCTTATGGGGTACATATTTGGTTTGTTGCCCATCCAAGCAAGATCACTCGATCAGGCATGGATCTACCAAGACCTGACGGAATGGCGATCAGCGGATCGATGGCATGGTGGGCTAAGGCTGACTGCGGTATCACAATCCATCGTACAAAGGATCATGGGGTCGAGTTAGCCGTTTGGAAGTGTCGCTATCGTTGGATAGGAACTCAGGGGGAAACTACTTTGGGATACAACAAGGTCACAGGCACATACTTTGAACAGGATGCGTTCTAACCTGCAACCTCAGAGAGTTTAAACGGCTTGTAGCTTCAGCTCTACGGGTGACACGAGTGACACGTCACACTAAGCACGAGTAATGAGATTGTTTAAACGATCTCAACATCCTGAAGCCAAAAAAAATCCCCCCGATGACCGAAGCCAAAGGGGGGAGGATCTATCATCATTTCATGGTCAATCTTTCGATATGACCCCATGCTCTTGCAACGTAGCTCTCAACATCTTCATCGGGGCAATCGTATCGAATGTCAATCAAAGCATCAAACGCATGATTAAGGTTACGCAAAGCATCTCGCTCATTGATCTTGTTTATAGCTAACAAGTGTTCAATTGTTTGTATATCTAATGCAACTCTGTTAAGTCTAAATCTAGATTGAATGTCCATAAGCCCTCTTAGTAGTTTTCAACTGCACGATCAGTCATCTCTGTTACTTCAACATCGAATATGGAATACATAATGGATAAGATGGTTGCATCGTCACGCTTTGCAAGTGCTTGCATTAATTCTTTTTGCAAGGGGTAAACCTTGCCATGCAAGTCACACTCACTAGGATCTGCACCAAACTGACGAAGTTCCTTGTAAATCATTTCGTTCTCTTCCTCCCAACGAACCTCATCATCCATTGAATCTTCTGCACAACTTTGTAACCAACGATCAGGATTGATCATCTTTTCTCTCCTTAATTTCACGTTTAATAATTTCTTGAAAGAGTTTCCAACGTGTAGACTTTTTATAGACCACACGTTGAGCCTCACGATCTGCAACTTTTACTACGGGTGTAACACGATTGGTACGCATCGTTTAAACCGCACCACGAATCAGGTTGGCAACGAATACAACCAAAACAAAATACAACGAAACATCCCACAGGCGATTTATAAAGTTTTTCATTCTTTCTCCCAGTAAGCAATTGGCACACACCTTGCGATCTTGATTGCAGTCATCGGGCATGGCGCACTAAATTGAATCTTGTACTTCTCACCATCGATGTCACCACGAATAACGTGCAACACCTTTTCTTTTGCATCGTTTTGCTCGATGCATTCTGCTGAAAGATTATTCATTGCAAGCCCTTTCTGAGCGTAGCTCCTCCTCTTCATCATCGCCATAGTCATCATCGTTGTAACGCTCTTCCCAATAATCGATGAACTCTTCTACTGCTTTACTGGTATACACAGGCACATAGTTACTTACATCATTGACTGTGCCGTCATCCCAAGTTAACTCCAACTTCCATGATTTAATTTTTGACATAATCACCTTTCGTTTTTAAATACTGGATCAAAAGATGGATGAACCTCATCCTCTTCATCATCCTCGCCCTCAAGATCTGCTAAGAACTGAGGTCTTGCCTCTTTAAAAAATGTGACGATGAAATTACCATTGGCATCCCAATCCATCTGCCAATCGGCATGACCAAATTCAAGATCGGAAAATTCATCCAACAAATCTGTATTACAAAACATAATTAAGCCTCCTCTTCAATTGATGGGTGATCCTCAAAGTCCTCATAGTCGGACTCATCGTCTAGGTCTAGTGGTTTAAGTAGAAACAACTCAGGATTGTTTGTAGCCTGTTCAAATGCAACATCTAAGATGTCATCTCTGAGATCCTCGATGTCGGTGTCGGTAGTGTCGATGTCTACCAAAATTGATACACGAATGATTGTCATATCTAAGCCTCTCTTGTAAAAAAATTATTTATAAATTCTCATTGGACATACTGGTGCATCTGCGTTGACTTTTACTCTTAAAAAATAATTGTCAACAATCAACTCATTGAGACCAACACGTTTACGATTGAAAGCCTTTTCTCTTTTAGCATAAAGACTAGCGGTCAAGCGTGCAACAGGCTTGCCACGATATTCTTTTGAGCGATTGGTATTGTTCCAGTAAGTGTTTAATACTTTTTGTTTTCTGATTCCGCAGATCATAATTAAAGCCTCCGTTTAAACTTAGTGAATGGTTTCATTGCTTGGATCGTTATCGTCATACACCTGATAGACGATCCTGTTTACGTAACTTAAAACTGACTGAGGTGAAAGACCGCCCATGCAACCCGCATTAGCAAGTAACAGGGCAAGGACAGACACAACCACGTCAACGTCTTTGCCGTTGATTTGATTGCCCATCAAAGCCATCAGGCTTTCAAACTGAGAACTATCATCTTCCATAATCTCC